ATTGGTGTAGAGATAATGATGTTTGGTATCTCAAGATGGACATAGAGATACCAGAGGTTTGCATCCAAGAAGCACAAGCAGTATATGATGAGGGGTTCTTTGTAGATCATAGATACGGTGACGGAGATGGTTGGTGTTCTGCGGCCATACACAGTTTTGTGGAGAAAGGTTCTGACCCATCACTAGGATGGCATCACACAAAAAATCCAAATGGCCATGGTTTATCTGAGGATAGTGTTGAGTGGGGATGGACAGAAATTGCAGAGGTCGCACCTGAGACTAAAAGATGGTTGGAAGATTTTCCACACAGAAATTATCGACGGTTGCGATTTATGTTATTGAAACCGAATGGAACAATTGAAGCACATAACGATTCAAATGAGAAAAGAGACAAAGAAGGTAGGACAAGAAACATTGCTGGTGCAATCAATCTTGCTTTCTATCAACCAGAGAATTGTTATCTAAGACGCACAGACACAAAGGAAGAGTTGCCGTTTGAAAACTGTACAGGGTTTTGGTTTGACAACGGTGTAGAACATGAAGCATTAAACAGTTCAAACGAGAATAGGTTTCACTTTATCATGCACGGAGGTTTCAATAAGGAACGTGAAGAACTTATGAAGAGGTCGTTGGTCAAACAGTTTGGTAAAGATGTATTGAGAGAGATCAATGAATAGCTTTGATGAATTTGTTACCCTGTGGGTGGGTGAAACACAAAATAAAAAAATATACAAAAGATTTAAAGATATGTTGTTTCTCGTAGTTTATCCAGACAAACTAAAGTGGGATTTTGGAATAGAGAAACAAACCCAAACTACTACATTTATGATTTCTGGTGGAGCAACTGGTTCGGGTACTGGACACGATGTTCATTTTTGTTATAGAAGTGAAGTTCATGATGTTCTTTTAAATTGTGATCATACCCATGCTATGATTGTATCAGTTGGTATGGTGTTTGATATGGTATCTGGTGGTCCAGAGAAAAGACAGACACCGATAACAGACTTCTATGATTTTGTAGAGAGTGGAAAGTTTTGCAAAGCACACATAATGGCAAGACCAGACCGTAAAGCATATTTTCACCATCAACACATGAATTTAAATTTGACAATGTGGAAGGATATTGGAGCTCCAGATATGTCTGAGAGATATGATGTTATTAAACGATCTCCTAATAATTATCATGACGACTATACCCCGCCATGGATAGAACTAAAAGGGATGCCTACTATCACGAATTTTACTAATGATGAAAGATCAAGAAAAGCATTCTCATACTACAGGGACCATCAGACTGAAGCTTGGAAAGACCTTGATAATGTAGATTTAAACGACTATTATTTTAGTAGATTTATGACAAGGATAATGAAACAGTTTTATATAGAGAATACAGAAAGAGTTGGAGAACTACCCACGGAAAAATTTGATGTCATATTTTCTACTACGGCCGGTCAACGTGCTGCACTGATTGTAGAAAGATTGGAGTTTGACGGTGAAGTTGTGTTGTTTGATTATTGTCAAGAAAATTTGGATATAAAACAAATGATTGTGGAAATGGACATGTCTTTAAAGGAAATTGGTTATTACAGTAAAAGACTTACTCACAATATGGTAATGCCTGATTCTATTTCATCTAAAAATGCAAAACGAGATATGCCTGCATTTGAAGATTTGAGAAAATTAGAACAAAAAATGCACAATGATTATGACATTGAATACTGGTTGATGGACTTGATATCACCAAATTATGACAGACTTTTGAAAAAAATCAAAGGTAAAACTATATTTTTTGACGCAACTAATATCTTCAGTTATCATATGTCACACGCATATTATACTCTAGATGAATTGGTCGATGCGTATAATAACTTATTGGATGTTTTAAAACACGCAGATGGAGCTTATTTACGAGGGTGGACTCCGACAAAACAGAGGTATGATAGATGGATATCGTAGCGGTTCGTATCGGTGATAAGTATGGTCCAGAGTATGAGACATACTTAGAGAACAAACTACCAGAACATAACTTTATCTGGATTCGTGAACCATATCATCCAGACGTAACTTTGCAATGGAACAAGATGTGGGGTATGCAGATGGATACTGATGAACCTATCTGTGTAATGGACATTGACATTCTGTTGGTCAATGATTATAAGAAGGTGTTTGATTATCCAATCAAGCCGGGGCAGTTTCTTGCAATGCCGGGATGGTGGAGAAATGACTCAAATCTTTATCAACTTAATGGTGGTTTCTTTAAATACTATCCGAAGGAGTGTCGTTATATCTACGATAAGTTTATGAGTGATATTCACCATTGGCAAAAGTTCTACATTGAAAACGGAACTACCACAGGTCCAGTAAATGGAGAACAATATTTTGTAGGAGATAGTGTGAATGAGAGACTAGAACTTATTACACTTCCTGACGAATGGTTTACCAGATGGGTTGCTGATAATAAAGTTATTGATTTTAAAAATAACAGAACTTGGCAATACAGTATGACTGAAAAATATAAAGAAAAGACAGGTAACGATTGGATATATATGGGTGGGGAGTTTCATCCAGATATAAAGTTTGTACATTTTACAAACCATAGAAACAAACCCCACGAATGGAGAGACTATGAAAGTTTTCGCAGCAACTAGTTCTTCTTCAGATAGTATAGCTATGTTGTATAAACTTCTTACTGAAACTACGAATGATGTGATATCAAGGATACTTACACTTGATGCATCTGATCAAGATTTATCACAGTATCCTATTGTCTGTAATTGGTTGAAAGAAAATGTTCGTGATTTTGATTTTGATTTTTCAGACATTGAAGATCGTGCTGGTGATGTTATGTTAGAAACTGTAAGATCAAAATGGTATAATGTTGCTTTGTTATCAGAAATGTATAATGTAGATTTAATATGCATAGGTTATAATACATATAACTGGAGTCCCTCAAATTGGTATTTTAAAAGTTCAGAACCAGTTGAAAATTATTACAGGAGAGGAAATTCATATTCTAGAATAGATTATTCTATAGTTAGAGATTACACAGATATTCCTATCGAATGGCCATTGATGAATCATAAAACTAAACATATGGGTAGGTGGCAAACATTAGAAACATTACCAAAAGAACTACAGAATTTAATTTCTCACTGTCCATGTGGTAAGTGTGCTAAATGTAAATGTCGGGAATGGTATAATAATAAGAAAAAGGAAGGTTTTAGTGCGATAGAGCTTGATGATATTATTATGAAGGAGGGAAAATACGGGAAATATTATACAAAAGAGAGTATTCCAGAAACAAGACATGATGCCTATGCAGACCAAAAATTTCCAGTATGGAAACCAAAATTGTCCAGTTATCAAGCATTACCGCCAAAACCTCACAATACATGATGTCCTACATAAACCAAATCTTATAAATATATAAAAAAGGATATCTTCATGGCAATACCTACAAGTAAATCAACATTCAAAGATTATTGTTTTCGCGCACTAGGTTCTGGTGTCATTGATATCAACGTATCGGACGATCAAGCAGATGACCGTATCGATGAAGCACTGCAATTCTTTGCACAGTATCACTATGACGGTATTGAGAAGATGTATCTCAAACATCTTATTACCGAAGAAGAAGTTACGCGAGCAAGAGCAAACACAACATCAACCGGAACAGATACATCAGATAATTCCATCACCGCAACATTTCTGGAGGGTAATAACTTTATCCCGATGCCAAGTGCTGTTGTGTCTGTGATACAGGTATGGCCATTTACAGACACGGGTGGTGGTAGTAACATGTTTGATATGCGTTACCAGTTGCGTCTCAATGATTTATTTGACCTGTCCTCTACGTCTGTCATTCAGTATCAGATGGCTATGGACAACTTAGATTTTCTAGAACATATTCTTGTGGGTGAAACACCAATCCGTTTCAACCAACATCAAAACCGTCTGTACATCGATGCAGATTGGGAGAATGACTTTACTGCTGGAACAGACTATATCATTGTCGAGTGTTATCGTAAACTAGACCCAGCAACTTACACAGATATTTTTGACGATATCTATCTCAAGAGATATGCAACTGCACTAATCAAACAACAGTGGGGTGCGAACCTGTCTAAGTTTAGTGGTGTTGCAATGCTGGGTGGTGTTACCATGAATGGTGAAACCATTTACTCACAAGCACAGGAAGAGATTAATAAACTAGAAGAACAAATCGCACTTACGTTTGAGTTACCAGTAAATTACATGGTAGGATAATCATGGCAGTTAATAAGCATTTCCATACAAATGGTGTGAGTGCGATTGCATCTGAACAGTCTCTATATGCTGACTTAGTTGCAGAAGCTATTCATCACAGAGGACACTCTGTATATTATCTTGACCGTACACTTGTTGCAGAAGATACTGTTCTTGGTGAAGACTCTTTGTCAAAATTTAACAAACAATCTCTTATTGAAATGTATATGGAAGACTCTGGTGGTGGGTTTGCTGGTCAACAAGAACTGATGACTCAATTTGGTTTGCAAAATCTAAGTGAAGCAACCTTCGTTGTAAGTAAGACAAAGTTCCAAGAGAAGACAAAGCAAATACAACTTGAGGATGGTACAGACTCATCTGAATCTGGTTCTGTTCAGTTGGAGTCTGGTACGGTAACTGACAGTACAATATCTTATATACTAAACGAAACTGATGCAACTGATGCTGACAGACCCTTTGAGGGTGATGCAATTTATCACCCAGTACTACAGAAATTGTTTCAGATTAATTTTGTAGATCATGATGACCCTTTTAACCAGTTAGATTCCAATCCTGTATACAAGATGCGTTGTCGATTGTTCGATTATTCTTCTGATGAATTTAGTACAGGTATTACTGAAATTGATGCAATCGCAGACGATCTATCAATTTCAAATTCTGATTTTCAGTTTACACTTGAAAGATCATCAATTATTGGTGATCCAATATCTCTTGATTTTTCAGACATTGAACTTTCAAATGACATTACCCTTGACCAAACAGTAATTCTTGAAGACCCAGATTCATTTGGTGAAAGGTTAATACTTGAAAATGGTAGTTTCCTTATATCAGAAGAATATATAATTGGTGATGGTGTCACTGATAAAACTGCTCAAAATGAGTTGTTTGATGACTTAGATGATACTGTTCTGGACTTTAGTGAGTCAAATCCATTTGGTGATGCAGGAGGATTATAATGACTACAGGACAAGCTTCTTCAGCTGAACAATCACTATATGCAAATTTGATTGCAGAAGCAATACAGATTCACGGACACGATGTATATTATCTTGACCGCACACTGGTTGCAGAAGATACAGTTCTGGGAGAGGATTCTTTGTCTAAGTTCAACACTCAGGCTCCTATAGAAATGTATATGGAAAATTCTGATGGTGGATATGCGGGTGAACAAGAAGTGATAACTCAGTTCGGTTTAGAAAACCTGAGTGAAGCAACTTTTGTAGTTAGTAAGGTAAGGTTTCAAGAAAAGACAAAACAAATACAAATTGAAGATGGTACAGATTCAACATCATCTGGTTCAATTCTTTTAGAATCTGGGTCAATAGCAACATCTAAACTGGAAGGCGAAACATTTTATATTCTAAATGAAACGGATGCGACTGATGCAGATAGACCTTTAGAGGGTGACGCAATTTATCATCCACTACTTAAAAAATTATTTGAGATTAACTTTGTAGATCATGATGATCCTTTTCATCAACTTGATACCAATCCAGTTTATAAAATGCGATGTCGCCTGTTTGATTATGGGTCAGAGGAACTTGATACAGGTATTACAGACATTGATGCGATTGAGGATTCTCTTTCAATTGCAAGTTCGGATTATCAGTTTACTCTTGAAGACGAAACAGGAAGTATTCTACTTGAAACTAGTGGTGATGAGTATCTTATACAGGAAGACTATATAGTAGGTGATGGAGTAACGGATAAGACAGCTCAAAATGAGTTGTTTGAAACATTGGATGATACGATACTGGACTTCAGTGAATCGAATCCATTTGGTGATGCAGGGAGTGCAGATTAATGCTAGGACAACAATTTTACCACGAAACAATACGCAACATTGTTGTTGGTTTCGGAACAATTTTTAATAATATTCAATTAGTTCGTAAGGATAACTCTGGTGTAATTCAACAGACCATGAAAGTTCCTTTGGCATATGGTCCAAGGCAGAAGTTTCTTGTTCGTTTGAACGATGATGCAGACCTTAGTA